CTATCCGGACGACGACTCTCTGTACGCGTATCCCTATTCTTGAAACGAGTCTCACACATTAGATCATCGCACTGCAGAAATATCAACTGGTTTTAAATCACTATCTAAAAATATTCCAGATTTTGTTTTATAAAACAATTCGTCATTAATATATTGTTGTTCTACGTCTAATGTATAAATTTTGTTTACGTGTTCGCTATTTTTATCTTCGACATTATCGTTATGTATATCAGCATTGTTTATTTTTACTATCTCTTTTTTAGGTCTTCCTCGTGTTGAATTTTTTTGTTTGATACTGTCTAATTTAATTTCGTAAGGTATATTATTTTTTATAAAATATTCTTTAACATTATCTATATTAATATTATTTTTTCTCAGATATTCTATATAATTTATTTCTTTTTTTCCATTATTACAAACAAATTCTCCTAATTTGAATTTGCTTCTATCATATATTGAGCCATATTTCAATTTTTCACATTTTTTACAAAATTTATTGTTTGTTAATGTTTTACATTGCGTATATAATCCATGATCATACACTATACCTTTACATTGATCATTAAATATATTACCATAATATGGTACTGATAAATCATTTGGTAAATCATTTACAATTGAAGTGGGTTTTTTTGTTAAATTTTTTTGCAATTTAATTAATTCATCATATGGAATATCAAATGAATCTGAAATTTTTTTCAACAATTCTTTCATAATGATAATTAATTACGTAAATTAATATGTACGCTTTATCATATATATTATTACAATTCAATTTTGTAAACATCATACATATACGCGTATTGTGTATTATATAACTAACATAATTATATCAAATTTTATAAAATTGATATATATATATATTTATATAAAAATTGTTAAATAAATATGGTATTCATATGTTATAATTGTTTATATAAAATTGAACATAAGATAATTAAAGCACATGACAAAAATTTTTGTGGGATAATATGTCGTAACACATATTTTACAAATAATAATTATGATAGAAATAACATTGATGAATTTATGGAAAATAAATATAATGTTGAAAATAGTAATAGTGCGAGTAATAGTAATCATAATACCGACTCATCATATACCGATACATCGTATAATGAATCGTATAATTCATTATACGATTCATTATATTATTCATTATGTGATTCATATAATTCATTATACGATTCATTATATTATTCATTATATGATACATTATATGATTCATTATATGATTCGTTATATGATTCTGTGAATAAAATAAAAAAAGGATTTTTTAGAACATGCGATTTATTTACTACATTTATATCATATATATAATTGTAGTATTTACGAAATTACATAATTATCATGATCATCAATTTTGTAATTATCTACTACTTTAGGATTTATCTTATTTTGAAGTATATCTTCTGTATTATATATATTTCCATTATTGTCAATATAATATATAATACCGCAAATTTCTTGTAACCATATTTCTACTCTTTTTAATTCGTTTTTTTTACTCGTAACATCAACTACTCCATGTGGTCTATTTTTTTCATGTGTTCCACAATAGTCTATATCGTCTTTTCTTTTTCGCGAACACTGCTCGCCGCTTGCTCTACAAGCACAGCATCTCATATATACTGGAATGCTGTTTTTATTCCTCTTTCTTTTCATAAAATCACATTTTGTTAATTGTAATAAATCATAATTATTAATATATGACACAATACTACATGATTTCATGCTTTCATCAACGGTGTCATCATTTGTTATATAATTCATATGATTTACTACGTCTTTTTTTAAAGCATCTACGTACTGTTCTAATTTTTTATTAATACGGTTCTCCATATGTTTTATAATTAAATTAATTTGTCCATATATTCGTCAATTTTATATTTTATTATTTTTTATAATAATTTATTTTTTAAATCTATAAATATATGCCCTATTATTATTCGTAACATATAATTTTCAATTGTTATTTTTTTTATCGGATTTAATAGTGTACTACATATAATTAAAGACAAATATATATATATATTAATATTATGTATAAAACAAAATTTCAATACATGACCATAGCAATAATATAAATAAAATACATTTAAAACTATTTCTTTTTTTTTTCTATATTTCACAAAAAATATATGCAACATTATACTTGTTAACATATTTATATCATATGAAAAATGCAGGGTTGATCCAAATATAAATATTTTTATCAACATATCGTTTTTTATGGGAATAAATGTTATCATATACGGTAACAATTCAATAGGATGTTTACGTATATCATATGCACCATGTAAGGATGATATTATTATTGGAGTTACTATTCTCGAATTCAAAACATATGGAAGCATTTATATTTTATAAGTTAAAAATTATGTTTATATACATATTATTATATACATTATGAACATAATTTCTGTAAAATTTTTTTTCTTTTTATATAATAACATATGTTATTAAACACCTTCAACGACGATAGCTTATTAGATTTGAAAATCGAAAATAATTTTTTAAATTATAATAACAATAATTTAAAATTAGAAAATAAAGAACTTAAACAATCAAATACTATTCAATTATTTTATTATGCTATATTAGGACAAAGTATATACATTGGAATAATTTATAAATATTATTTCAAATATAAAAAATAAATGTATAACAAAATATATAAAATACAAAAATAATGTATTATTCAAATAATATTATGATAATTTATTTATTCTGATGGGTAGGAGAAGATATGTCTTTTGATTTACACCTTTGGAAATTTAAAATGCCGATTAATTTTTTAGAGTTGGAATTAAATGAAAATAAATAATAATATAAAAATAATTTTTTAATATTATTATTATGTCAGATCCTTCGTCTTTTTGTACCATGTGTACTCATACCTGTTATTTTGAATTTATTGGATTAGCATATAGTTTAAGTATTCACCATCCAGGTGCAAAATTTTATTGTATGTTAGACACTAAAACCAAAGAAGAGTTAGATAATTTAACATTAAAACCAAATTTAGATATAATAGTAGTAGTAAGTTTAGATAAATATACAGGATTAAATAGGCAAAAAATGGAACAAATGAATATTAATAAAGAATTTTGGAATAATAAAGCTGATATAATGTCTTATGCTTTACAATTTGAGAAAGACACAATTTTTTTAGATTCTGACGTTTTTATAGTTAATCCAATTAATTGTATAGATCACACAAAAGAGTTGGGATTATCACCACATTATGTTAGAAAATCAAATACAGACGAAGTAGGTTATTATAATGCAGGTTTTATATGGACAAAAAATAAAGAAGTACCTTTATCTTGGAAAAAACATACAGTAAAATCACGTTATTTTGAACAAGCATCATTAGAAGATGTTGCTATAGATTATAAAAATAATATGTTTGAATTTGGGGAAGAACTAAATTATATGCCATGGAGAATATTATTGGCAAATAATCAAAAAGAAGAAATTAATAAAATTAACATTGACAATAATCAAATAAATATTGGTAATAAACCCTTGGTATTTTTACATACACATTTTCATGATAAACGTTTTATTCAAATAAATAATATTTTTATTAATGCATTACGCAAATTAAAACGCTATACAGAATTATTAATTATTGATAGAATTATTAATAAAAATTGGACTATTAAAATACCAAAACAACCACAACAAGGAATTTGGAGACACGCTAATGATAGTTTTAGAGAGTTAGCATTATTATATAAAAAAAATAATAATGATGTTAATATTGAATTAATAGATAATGGACATTGTTGGTTAGGAAATAATATATTATTATATGATAGACCAACACATGAATGGTTTAATCAAGATTTAGCAAATACTAGTTTAATATTATTAGGTAATGGAGATATAAATAAAGAAGGTAAATTATTGCGAGAAAATAATTTAAATGTTAAACCTTGGATATTTTGGCCAAGAAGACCATTTATAATTGAAAAATTTTTAGAAAACAATAAATTGAAACTATATTCAGAGAGAACAATTGAATCTATATTTATTGGAAATATTGAAAATAATGTACAAAATCAATATAGAAATATCAATAATAATTGGGAAAATGTATTAGATGTTTATCATTGTACACAAGGAACACAACATAAATTTTCACAAGAACAATATTTAGAACAATTAGCAAATGCAAAATATGGATTATGTTTGAGAGGGTATGGATCAAAATGTCATCGTGAAGTAGAATTAATGGCAGTAGGAACTGTTCCAATTATTACAGAATCCGTTTCAATAGATTCTTATATGGATCCTCCACAAGAAAATATACATTATATAAGATGTAATAATCCAGAAAATTTACAAACAGTATTATCAAATATAACACAAGAACAATGGGAAACTATGTCAAATAATTGCTATAATTGGTATCAAAAAAATGTACATTCAAAAAATAGTTTTAGTAATTTTTTAAATAATATATTTTATAATTAAAATTATTAAATAAAATTAAAATTAAAATTATATTTAATAACTTAAAATTATTACTTATTATACTATTTATATAATGAGTAATATTACTATATTAGGCATAGGTCGTTTGGGATTAGGTTTAGCACTATTAATTGAAAAAGCAGGATATAATGTTTTGGGTGTTGATATTAATGAAGAATATGTTAAACAATTAAATAATAAAACATTTAAAACAAAAGAACCAGAATATGAAAATCTTTTGCAAAATTCAAAAAACTTTAATACAACATTAGATTTAAATGAAGGTTTACAACATTCTGATATAATTTTTATAATGGTTCAAACTCCAAATTCTGGTGGTAATAAATTTTATGACCATTCAATAGTTTCAAATCTTTTACAAAAAATTAATGAAAAAAAGGTAGAAAATAAACATGTTATTATAGGATGTACTTTAATGCCAAAATATATAGATGAAGTTGGTACTTTTTTGATATCCAATTGTAAAAATACAACCTTATCATATAACCCAGAATTTATTGCACAAGGAGAAATTATTAAAGGATTTTTAAATCCAGATATGGTTTTAATTGGTACATATTCTCAAGAATTAGGAGAAATATTGAGAGAAATATATAGTAAAATAGTTAAAACAGATCCAAAATATTGTATTATTAGTCCATTAGAAGCTGAAATTACAAAAATTACAATAAACGGATATATTACAACAAAATTGTCTTTTGCAAATATGATTTCAGATGTTTGTGATAGTATTGGTGCAAATAAAGAAAAAGTTTTAGACTCAATTGGTAGCGATAGTAGAATAGGAAATAAATATTTTAGACCAGGATATTCTTTTGGTGGTCCATGTTTTCCTAGAGATACAAGAGCATTAGCATTATTTGTAGATCAAAATAATATAAATAATGAATTATTATTATCTACAACAAAATATAATAATTTACATTCAGATTTCTTAACACAAAAATTATTAGATGAAAATAAAGAAGAATATGTAATTGAAAATGTATGTTATAAAGAAGATAGTAAGATACCAATAATTGAAGAAAGTGCAAAATTACAAATAGCAAAAAAATTACTAAAAAAAGGCAAAAAAATTACAATAAAAGATGAAATCCAATTAATAAATGAAGTAAAAAAAGAATATGGTAATATTTTTAATTATAATATAATTTAATTAATAAATTAACTATTATTTAATATAATTTAATTAATAAATTAACTATTATTTAATATAAATATTAAATAATAGTAATATTTATATTATGTATTTAATTGTACAATATTATAATGATAAAAATATAGAGCGTCAAAAAGAATATGATTTTTGTCTTGAAAAAAATTTAAATAATCCAGCAATAACAGAAATTCATAATATAATTGAAAATGAAACAATAATTCCTGAAAAATTTAAAAATAATAAAAAATTAAAAAATATACCAATAGTTTATAATAATACAGGTTCAATTAAAGGGCGATTAACTTTCAAATATGCTTTCGATTATGTAAAAAAAAATATAAATCCATGTGAAGTAATCTGTATTGCAAATTTAGATATTTTTTTTGACTATTCTCAAGATTGGCTAAATATCAAAACAGATTTTTTTAATATTAATAATACTAATAAAGTATTATGTTTATCAAGATATGAATTTATTAGTAATAATAACAATACCATTAATTATACATTAGATAAACGTCAATTATTAGGAAGTAGTTATGATAGTTGGATTTTTTTAAATAATTTAAATAAAATAGATGATTGTACTTTTTCAGTAGGTAATGCTCCTGGTTGTGATCCATCAATTGCTAAAAGATTTTATAATAGTGAATATAAAATATTTAATTGGATGGAAAAATACAAATCATTTCATTATGATTTATGTCGTGGTTATTTAAATTATATATTAACAGAAAAAACAGATCATGAGGCAACAAATGCATTAACTAGAGGAAGGTTGGATTGTCCTCCACTACAAGATTGGAATAATATTTTATTAAATAATATAAATCCAAAATATAATATTAAATAAGTAATAATATATATATTTATATAATATGACTGAAAATAAAAATTCATGTAAATCAATTGAAAATATTAAAGATTATTGGAATAATAGACCTTGTAATTTAAATCATTCAAAATTAGAAAAAGGTTCACGTGAATATTTTGATGAAGTTGAAAATAAAAAACATTTTGTTGAGCCACATATTTTAAAATTTGCTGATTTTTCTAATTGCAATAATTTAAAAGTTTTAGAGATTGGATGTGGACTAGGAACATCTGCTGTAAATTTTATAAGAAATGGAGCAAAATATACAGGAATAGAATTATCAGACGAATCATTAAAATTGACAAAACAACGGTTTGATATTTATAATTTATCAGGTGAATTGTATAATATTAATGCCGAAGAAGATATAACTTTTATGGGTTTGAATTCATTTGATTTAATATATTCTTTTGGGGTTATTCATCATAGTCCAAATCCAGAAAAAATTGTAGAAAATGTATATAAATTATTAAAACCAAATGGAGTATTTAAATTAATGCTTTATGCTGAAAATTCTTGGAAAAAAATATTAATAGATAAAGAACAAGAGCAATATGAGGCACAAAATGGTTGCCCATTAGCATATACATATACAAATAATCAAGTATATAAACTATTAGAAAATTTTAATAATATTAATATTTTTCAAACTCATATATTTCCATATAAAATAGAAGCTTATAAAGATAATATATATATAAAAGAAGATTGGTTTCAAGCTATGCCAGAGACTATGTTTAAAATATTAGAAGAAAAATTAGGCTGGCATTTATGTATAACTTGTAATAAATAAAGTTTTAAATTTAATATATATATAATATATATTTATATAAATATATTATAATTATATTTATATATAATGAAATTAATAATATTTACCACTTGTAAACCATTTATAGATGATGATGCCTGGCGTCAGGAACAAGCTATAAAATCATGGACATTATTAGAAGGAATTGAAAAAAAAATAATAATAATAGGTAATGATAATGGTACAAAGGAAATTAGTGAAAAATATAATTTAATACATGAACCAAATATTAAAACTTTAGATGGAGTACCATATTTATATGAAATGTTTTTAATAGCAAATAATTATGCAAACGATGATGATATAATGTTATGGACAAATTCAGATATGATATATTTTCAAGATATTATAAATACAATTTATAGTTTCAAAATAAATAAACCAAATGAAAAAAATTATTTATTAGTTGGACAACGAATTGATTGGCTTAATCCAAAAATATTAGAAAAATTATCCAAAAAGGAATTTTTTGAGAAAATAAATATTAATAATAAACATTCTATAAATGTAGAGAAACTAGATTCTTCATATAATGAATGTTCCTTACATCCGCCATGTGGAATCGATTATGTTATACATAGTAAAACAACATTTTTAAATAATTTAGATCCAAACTTAGTAATCGCAGGAACTAGACATGATATGATAATGTTGGGAGTTGGTATTGATAAAAAATATGTTACATGCGATATTAGTATCACATGTCCTGTTATACATCAAAATCACGGTTATTATAATAATAAAAATAGTAGTATATTAAAAAATAATAATTTAAAATGTTATGGTAAACAAAAATGGATTACTGAGTCACCATATAAAAGTATTATTAATAATGGTAATATAGAATTCATAAAAAAATAAACACAAAAAATTAATAGAAAATTATTTTTTATTTAAATAATTTTCTATTAATTTTTTGTGTTTATTTGCTAATGTTTACGTATCTGTTATGGGGCGTTCTAATTTATTTTTAATAGATTTTTAATAGATTTTTAATAGATTTTTAATAGATTTTTGTATTATAATAATTTATTTGTAATATATATATATATAATATGAAGCGTAACCAACCAGGCACATACTTTAATAGTGATTGGTTTATCAATCCATATACAATTCATACAGCCCGTAAAGATAAACAAATAGCAGATTTACAAGATAAAATACGACGTTTATTACCAAAACCTCCTGTATCAAGATATATAGCAAATAGAGAAATTCGCCCAAACTATTATAATCGTGATTATCTACTTGGCCTTGAAGCAGTGAGAGACATGACACTACAAATCGAAGCCTTAAACTCTGGAAGTTACAACGATCCTTTTGATGAATTATATATACCCCCACCTAGATATGTGTCTACAGATAGATACCCATCTAAATCTAACCTTGGTGGAAAAAAAAAATCTAAAAAATTGAATCTTAAAAAGAAAACAAAAAAATCTAAAAAAATTAATAAAATTAATAAAATTAATAAAATTAATAAAATTAATAAAATTAATAAAATTAATAAAACAAAAAAATTAATAAAACAAAAAAAAATGTAAATTATTTTTTATTTAAATAATTTTCTATTAATTTTTTGTGTTTATTTGCTAATGTTTGCGTATCTGTTCTGAGACGTTCTAATTTATTTTTAAACACCATATCATTCAATGCAAAATTATTATCGTTATTTATTTTATATCTTGGCGATCCACCTTTATTTTCTGCATAATGGTGTTTTAATGGATATAAATAATTTGGACTATATACCATATTATACCAATCATCACAACACCAATTTTTTATTTCTTTTGGAAAATACCAACCAAATATTTCCATATGTTTACGTGATACAAATGATTGTGTTAATATTCTATTATTATTGTTTATTGGTCCAGTTAATCCTATATTATTTTTTGATTTTAACATATTTATACTATCATTTATCCAATTTTTTGTTTTGAATTCTATATCGTCACCGCATTGATAAAAATAATCACACCCATCATTATATGCTTTTTCAAACAATACATTCCACATTATTGTTGCATATCCCTTTGGTATTTTTTTATTGTCATAAACTACGAATTCTATAGTTATATGTTTAAACGCGTTTTGAAATTTCAATATTTCTTCTTGCTCGTTTTTATTATCAAACAATCTATCATTTTTATCTATACCTATATAATATACATAGTTATGTTCTCTATTTATAGTTAATAATGATGATTTTATTGTTATGTTATATAAATAGCTATCTTTTATAGATTTCCAATTATCTCTTTTATTGCTCGTTGCTAATATCAAAAACCCTATTTTTGTTTTATTTTCTTCCATATTATATATGTAATTATATATATAATTAATTATATTTGTTTATATGATAATTAATTATATTTTTTATATAATAATCGATTTTTCATTGTAATTTAATAATCACCGGAACGCGACTCCCAAAATTCATGTAAGTATTTTTGAGCCGCATCATTATTTTCCAGGGCAATCTCCGGTCGCGCAGTCTCCTGTCAACCGGCTTCAATGTCTCTCCCCATAAAATATTCCCAAGCCTGTGCGCGCATTTTCTTAAGTTCTTCATTATTAGTTACATGATTTTGGTTTTTGATTTTATCTTTCCTCCGCATGTTTACAATATTTGTCAGTCGTTTTCTATCTTTACGTAGCTTCCCTAGATTTTTTCTGGCATTTTCATGCCTATCCATAGAAGATTTAGAAATAATAGAGACTGCGCGATCTCCAGACATGGAAGAGTCCCATGAATTTTGTAGTTCTTTCTCGGCATTCAATCTTTCTCTGTCCTCTTTATTCTGAGAATTCCATCTATTCCTCCTCTTCTTTTCTATTTCCTTTCGGTCACCAAGATTCCATAGAAAACTTCTCTTATTCGCTCTGCGTTCCCTTCTCTTCTCTTTCAGGTTTAGCTCGGCTCTTTTCAATGCCTTCTTTCTTCGCCATCGCGCATTATGCTTCATTTTGGGTGTATGTTTAGGATTAAGAATTGGTTTCGCTTTTGGCGACGGATAATGATCGAAATGAATTTGATTTACGGTATCAGCCGTAATAGAATATTTAGAAGGTTTATTATATACCCACATATCAACGTGTCTATCTACCAGAGTTGTTTTATTCCATCTAGGTAAGTGAAAGATTGGGAACGCTGTATCAGGTTCTTCTTTCCATACTATATTATCCATTGTTTTCTGAAAAGAGTCTAGATAATCTAGAATATATGGTTCACCGGATATCATGATATCAGACGGCTTATAATCCAGCGATATATCAACTATTACAACCTTTTTACGTGCAACTCTAATGGCATTTCTAATTACATTGATATGGGCATAACTCGGCATTTCATGACAAGAAAACATAATAGACACAGTGTCAAATTCTTCATTACTTCCAAACGTCTCAGCATTACCGTAACAGTATTCGCTTCTTGGATTAAATAGCTTGGAAAACCTAAGCATTTCTAATGATATATCAATACCAACACTACCAGGCTTTGTGGAAAACCCAGTACCGCAACACATATCCAATACGCGTCCATCTAGGGAGTTATAAACTTCTTCTCTTACATTTCGACCATCATACGCTGTCCTGTCTATAAATTTAGTCATAATTGGTGCTGTCATAGCATGAATATTTCCTAACACTCCTATATTACCTAAGTTGTGAATTTTTTTATTGTTCCAATATGGTGTATTAATTAAATTTAAATACGAATAAATTATACAACTAATCATTATGATTATGATTATGTATAATATATTTTTTATATCAATTTTAAAAATAACCCTTTTATTAAAATTAAACGATTTAATAAAAGTATAAATTATTAGTTAATCTAATAAATTTATGTGAGAATGTAAATTTAATATTGCTATATGCATAACTTTGTGCGTTAAGCATGATATGGAGGCCCGTATACATATTTCGTAAAATGTAGTACTTAAATCTGTTTTTGTTTTAGAAAAAAACTTTTTCAGTATAATTAGAAAAAATAACTGCTCGGTTGGGTCATTTATATTTACATCTAGAAGGGAACTTGTGACTATTTCATCTACAGCGTCTCCTTTTTTTATTATTTTAGCAGTTTTAAGTGGAATAATGAATGTATTCTCGTCTTTATTTTCAGACTTTTTGGGTTTTTTTCGATGTGCCATATTACATATATTTGCAGGACACGACTTGATTTTTCGTAGCATACAACTTGTTTATACTAATAAAATATATTTATATTTTATTTTTTTATATCAATTTTATATCTATTAAAAAAATAAAAATAAGCAAAAACATATAAAAAAAAAATTGATTACAATTTATACTTATTATAAGAGAATATAAACACTATAATAATCAAATGGCTACCAAAATGAAAACAGGATTGACCATTGCCAAGTTTCGGTGGCTTTCCATCTTTAATTCATCCAGATATAAAGACGAGGAAGATAAATTAAACTATAAGATGGATTTAAATATGAGATATACTCTAGCAAATACACAACTGAACATTGCTAAAGAAGTAGCATTCGTTGCAAGGTCTGGTAATATCGGTACCGGCCCTGAGTTAAAAGAGGATAATTTATTCGCTAAAATAGCAGAAGACAAAATTCCAGAATTAGAGATTGATGTAAGAAATCTTTACCGCGAATTAAGAGTAGCTTATTTAATTGATCATATCGATTGGAATAATATAATTATTCGTCCACAAAACCGAATCAGTATTATCAAGCGTATGGGACTTGAAGAGTTTAACATGTTTAACATGTAAAAAAAATTGATTTAAATATTTTTTTGCAAATTTTTAATAAATAAATGACAACATTAGATAGCCGTATTATATTTGTTTTTAGTAAATAATAAATTGGCATTTAAACTATAAGAAGAAATTATCAGATGAGAGCGACTAGGAATATGCTACCAATGATACCATTCATTACCGTACATAATACTATCGATCCGATAGGGTGTTTATTCCAAAAAAGCAGTCTATTCTCTGTCACCATAATAGGAATCATATCTGGATAAGATGGAGGAGGAGGTGGTGGTGATCGACCAAAAATAGCGATAGCAATATATGCCCATGTTATATAATCAACTGCATTTCTAAAAGCCACGTAATCTGTAACTTTATCAATTATCATAGTCGACGAACTAACCCTATTACCAATAGGTTTTATACCTTTATTTATATATGCTGACCTGGTTAAGGGAAGGGACGCTACTAGATTACCATATTCATTAGGGTTATTTTTTCGCGTATATGTGTTATTAATCGTCGATCTAGAATTGTAATTAGATTGATTTTTAATAATTAATTGGATATTGGTATGATGCGGGTAGAGAATAAAATTTAAGTATGAATAAATTATACAACTAATCATTTTTATTATATTTTATTATGTTATACTATAATACATATAATAACTATAAAAGATATTCAATTTTTTTTTATATCAATTAAAAAAATAATATATAAATATATAATTTATATACATATATATATAAATTATTATATTTTATAATGAATGAATGTGATATTTTTTTTAATTTATTAAACAATAATGATATATCATATGATAACATTAATTATGATAATATATGTTTGATTTCGTATGATATTTTAGATAATAATCACATATGTTTACCGTGCAATCATAAATTTAATTATATTAATTTGTACAACGAAATTTTTCAACAAAAAAAATTAAATAATAAATTTTTTAATTTAAAAACAAATGAAATATCGTGTCCATATTGTAGAACAGTACATCAGTATTTATTGCCACATTACAAATATTTAAATGAAAAAAAAACGAATGGTATAGATAGTCCTGACAAATATAATATTTTATATTCAAATAACGAATACAATAAATGTTCTATAAAAAATTGTAACAATTACGCTTTTAATATAAATAACAATAATAAATGTAATAATCATTGTTATTATAATATTAATGATTTAAGTTATGTAAATAGGGATGATTTTATATATAAGTATAACGAACTAATGAATTACAATGTAAATTATATAAAAGAAATATATAACATAAAAAAATCGTTAAATTCAAAAGAAAAACTTATATATAATATTTTACTGAATAAATTATAATTTTTATTTATAAAAATTGATATTATAATTTAAAAAATAACTTATTTTTAATCAAAATGACATTTTATGCGGTGGCAAAAGGTATTGAAACAGGTGTGTTTTCAACTTGGAATGAATGCAAAAAAAATGTAAACGGATATAACGGAGCCATTTTTAAAAAATTTAATACAAAAGAAGATGCTGAAAATTTCATATTATCAATCAATACAATTAAATATGAATATGATACTGATTATTTTATATATACAGATGGAAGTTGTTTAAATAATGGTAATCCCAATAGTTTAGCAGGCATTGGTATTTTTTTTGGAATAGATGATTATCGTAATGTATCAGAAAAATTAGAAGGAAAACATACAAATAATACAGCAGAATTAATTGCTATTATAAAAACTTATTTTATTATTGAAAAAGATATTATAAATAATAAAAATATAACAATTGTTTCTGATTCTATATACGCAATAAGTTGTGCTACATATTATGGTGAAAAGTGTCATAATAATAATTATATTCGTAAAAAAAATATAGAAATTCCCAATAAAAACTATGTAAAAGAAATTTACGATCTGTATAAAGATTTAAAAAATGTTAAGTTTCTACATATTAAAGCACATACTGATAATAATGATATTCATTCAATTGGTAATTATTATGCGGACAAACTAGCCAATTTAGCAGTTGGATTAGAAAATTGTCCTTATAATAAAACAGACAAACCAATTGTTTAGATAAAATATATAAAAAATGAAATAATTAATACTATATGTGATATTAAAATAATTTTATAATAGTAATAGTAATAATTATTTCATTTTATTATAACAATAATAATTTTAGTAATGTATTTATTAGTATGAATTATGTTTTATGCTTGTTTCAGTTACATTATATATATCGGTAGTTAAATATGTATTAGCCGCACCAGGATCCTCAAAGTACTTTAAAAAATATTCGTAAATTTCGTAACTTTTCTCAAAATCGTCTATTATTTTAATTTCATAAATGAATGGGCCAACGTTTGCGTCTGGGACATTTATTAATTTGATAGTCGTACCCTCATCCCCAATATTGTCATATTTATTTATCTGTGTCATTATATGCCGTCGTATAGGTGTATCATGATCAACTGTTGATTCGGATGTTCTCTTACTTTTTACAGTTAAAGTAATTATTACTTTATATTTAACTTGTTTTGGTGCTATTGTTTTCATTGAATTGATAACTTGATCAACTTGATCTTGTGATAATTTGTCTTCTATTCTTCCGCTTTTTTGACTACAAACATATGATTGAGGTCGTGGTTTTGAACATACTACATTATTATTTACAAATTCGCTAAAATATGTATATGCGGGATTTATAGTCGATACAGTTGTATACCAAAGTAAAGCAAATAATGCACCAAATAAAATACTAATTACTATAGATGATATATCTACACAGTTATTAATAAATTCAACACCAATATTACATATTACTACTAAACCTAAAAATACAATCAATAAAACATTAAGCGAATATTTATTGTACATCATAGAAAATAATATATAAAAAAATGTAAAAACCAATAATACAATATTCATATATGGAGCAGTGTAAGCTACCCCCTCTGTTTGTCCAAATGGGAATGGAAGAGTGTTACATATAATAGATGCCCTATCAGATTGTTGATTTTTAATTATATTTCTAGTTAATATAACCAATAATGTTAATAGTATACACCCTGTAAAATATAGGACACCTTTCATTGGAAACCCAGATAATAATGATGAAAATATCAAGTAAAAAACTATTAGTAACGGTGATATAAAACTTACTAAATAAAATATATTAGTTAATGTTAAATTAACGACCGACATTTAAATATTTAAAATATTTAAAAAAATAATATTTTAAATATTATTACTATTTGGAAAATAAATTGTATATATTAGATATTAATAAGTATTAAGCTATTATATTTTCTAAAACTTCATCAATTGTTTCAACTTCTATAAATTTAATAGAACTAATTATTTCTCTTATTTCTATTGAGTCCTTATATTTATGCATAAACTTTTTAAAATCTTGATTATTACTTTTTGGATAAATAAAATTTTTTACGCCCGCACGGATTCCTCCTATTATTTTCAAATCTAAGCTACCTATCTGGGTTACCTTTCCTTGTAAATTTATTTCGCCAGTTATAGCATAATCATTTTTTATTTTTTTATTAGATAATAAACTATATATTACAGCTGTGATTGCGCTTCCGGCAGAAGGCCCGTCTTTTGGTGTAGCCCCTTCGGGAACATGTATATGTATACCCTGAAGTTTAGATTTACTAAAATCTTTGATTAAAGATTCTCTATATTTTTTGTCTAAAAGACTCCACGCCAATGTTTTTGCAACATTCATACTTTCTTTCATTACGTCTCCTTGCATACCTGTTAATTTTAATTCTAATAAATTAGAAGTAACAAACAAGCGCGTTTCAATGTGTAATATACCACTGTTACCATATGAGTTAGCCCATAACCCATTAATAACACCAATTTTGGGTATATTATTAATTGATATTTTACTGACAATATTATAGTTGATTAATATTTTATTAATAGTTTGAATATCTAATGTAATGGGTAAATCATATTTATCATTTTTCAAAATATTCAAATTAATATAAGATACAATTTCAAATATCAATTCTTTTAATTTTCTAACACCTGGTTCTAATGTGTATTGTACAATAATATATTTAATATCTTCATCTTCTAAATAAATTAAATTGTTTAAACCAAATTTTTTGGATATTTCGGGTAGTAAAAATTTTTTTACTATTACTAATTTTTCATCTAATGTTAAGTTATCAAATTTAACCCGATGTATTCTATCTAATAAGATGTTATCAATTAGCGAAACATCATTATATGAAAATATAAATAATACTTTAGATAGATCAATACCAATATTATTGAAATATTTATCTTGGAAACTTGAATTTTGTGTGCTATCGGTTAAATGTGTCAATATACCTATTATCTCTTTACCTTGTTCAGTTTTACTAACTTTATCTAGTTCATCTATGAAAATAATAGGATTCATACATTTCGTTTCCATTAAAATATCTACTATTTTCCCCCATGTAGATCCCACATACGTGTAGTTGTGTCCGTCTAATAAACTTCCATTAGAAGATCCACCTAAAGCTATAAATGCAAATGGTCTAGATACATTATTATCATCTAATAAACATTTAGATATGCCTTTTTTTGCTATACTGGTTTTTCCAGTTCCGGGTGGTCCTTCAAATCCGAAACAATAACCGCTATTTTCACCATTTATCCATTGTCCAATAATTCTTTGAATTTGATTTTTAGCATTATCGTGTCCATATATTGAATTATCTAATATATTAGAAACATTTTTTAGATATTTATTAAAATATATATTGTTGTCATTGATATTATTAATATATTTATTAATTTCAATAATATATTTATTATTATAAGAATTATTATCTAACAAATTATTAATTGTAATAGCAATATCAATATTATTAATATTTTCTATATTTTCTTCAATATAATCTACAATATAATTTATTAATAAACCGCTTGCACTTTTTTTAGATATATTTTTATTAGGTAAATTATTGATTAAATTTATAATTTCAAATATTGCATATAAAACATGTTTTTTATTTTTTTTTGTATTTTTTATTTGTTTCAATATTTTAGTGAATAATATAGTTTTAAAATTTTCATAATATTCATTTATTTTTTTTGTATTATTTATTATTTCAAGATTAGAAATATTTTTATCAAAATCTAATTTAATATATGAATCTAAATCGGTTACTTTATTTTTATTTAATATTGAAATCAAATTTTTATAATCTATATTATTGGTATACTTTATTTTAAATACTGATTCTTCTTTATAAACACCAAATGGTATATTTAATAAACCATCTAAATATTGTCTAGCTTTACCAGATGAATCCTCAGACTTGGATTTTATTTCTTTTAATTTTTGCATAGCCTTTTCTTTAACATATTCAGTGGTTTTCATTAAACATATTTGTTGCTCAAGCGGGATTTTATTGTTATCAATATTGGATAATTTCAAAGTATAATCAATTGTTTTTGTCATTGCGTATTTAAAATTTTGTTTATAAAACCATGGTAAACTACTAAATATTAATCGTTGTTCGAAACTATCGTGTGAATAGTCGGTTGATACAGACAATAGATCATATAATAAATAAGCAGTATACATATATTGAGAATTGTCAGAATCTATTAATAAACACATTAAAAGTTTTCTTTGTCCGTATAAATCAGTTGATAAAAATTCTTTAATAATATTATTAATACTATCTTTTTCAATTCTTTTATTTGTTTCTATTATATATTTAAAGTTGTTGTATAATTCTTCCGTATCATATATCAATATGTCTTTTAAAGATAAACTTGAAATATAATTATCAAATAGTCTACGTTCGTTATTTTTATTATTTTTATTATTTTTAGCATTATTATCATTATTATCTTGATTATCTTCATAATTGCAGGTGTTATAATATGTATTTAAATCCTTAATTTTATTATTTACATATGATTCATTGTCTGTATATTCTACAGTATCTTTTAAATAATTATCACACATAGTATTAATTACATATGTAATTTTTTTTTTATAATCATGCATTATAAATTTTATACCATATATTTTTAAACAATAATTTGAACTGGTACTGCATAAATCTATACAATCGAAATTGGAACTTTCTATTAATATTTTTTCATCATCTATTAATGTATTTTTTGTTTTTATTTGTGAATTTTTATTTTTTTCAAAATTATTAAACCAGTCGATTGTTTTATAGTTTATTATTTTTAAATGTTTTTTTATTATATTTAATTTATCATTATCATCTATAATATTATTATCAAAATATTTAGTATCTAAACAATGATTCATAAAGTCATTAAAATCATTTATTCCATAATTTTTTATCAAAAATATTATATTATTTTCAATATATTCAATATCTTCCTTCCTGTTATCTTTTTGAATACGCGTTGATATAAACTCTAATAAGTTTACTATTGTTTCATAACATGATATATAATCAGAATTATTTATTAAATTTGTATAATTGTAAAATTCTACATTATTTAATATTTTATTTAATACTGATTTATAATAATTTATATAATTTATATGTTCCATTGATTAATATTTTAATTAATATATTAAAATATTATTAATTTTTAATTAAAATATTATTAATTTTTAATTAATATATTATTTTAATTATAAATTGAAATTATATTAAAATTAAGTTTATATTTTAATATAATATAATATGGGGATTCCTAGTTATTTTAGTTTTTTGATAAGAAATCATAAAGAAATTATTGTTAAAACCACCGATAAAATTATATGTCACAATTTTTATTTAGATTCTAATTCTATTATATATAATAATATACAAAATACCGAGTATACTGATAATGAATCGTTTGAAAATAATTTAATTAAAAATGTTATTAAAGATATTTTAAAATATATAGAAATTGTTAATCCCACTAAATATGTATATATTACATTTGATGGTGTACCACCATTAGCTAAAATAAATCAACAAAAAAATAGAAGATACAAAACACAAATTCAAAATAAATTATTTAATATTGAACAAAATTGGGATACATGTAAAATTAGCCCCGGAACTGATTTTATGAATAACTTATCTAAACAAATATATGATTTTTTTGAAAATTACAAAAAAAATGTAAATTATAATATCATTATTAGTTGTTCTGATAAACCAGGCGAAGGCGAACATAAAATATTTGAATTTATTAGAAATAAAAATAATATTCATAATAATTATAATACCATTATTTATGGTATTGATGCTGATTTAATTATGTTGTCTTTAAATCATTTGAAATATTGTAATAAACTATATTTATATAGAGAAACGCCTGAATTTATAAAAAGTATTGATAATTCTCTTGAAGCTAACATGTGTTATTACTTAAGTATTAATGAACTTGGTTTACAAGTTTACAATTTTTTAAATAATAAAACTCCTAATAATAAAATCATCGATTATTCTATTTATTACAATTATTTAATGGATTATGTTTTTCTATGTTTTTTATGCGGGAATGATTTCTTACCGCATTTTCCCAGTATTAATATTAGAACTAATGGTATATATATATTAACTAATTGTTATAAAAATAATTTTAGAAACAAATTTTTAACAAATAATAATAATATTGTTTGGAAAAATTTAAAATTATTATTTAATCTTTTATCATCTAAAGAATATGAATTAATTGAAGAAACGTATAAACATAAAGAAAAATTATCTAAAAATTTAGTTATTAAAGAAAATACACTTGAAGAAAAATTAAAAAAATACAATGATACTCCTGTATGGAATAGAAATATTGAAGAATATATTAATATATATGAAGATGATTGGGAATATAGATATTATTATGGGTTATTTGATATAGATCACACAGATCAAGATAAAGTTATTAATGTATGTAACAATTATTTAGAAATGTTAGAATGGAATCTTAATTATTATACTTTTGGATGTCTTAATTGGTATACATATTATAAATATAATTATCCTCCATTATTAAAAGATTTATATAAAACTATTCCATATTTTGATACTAGTTTTGTTGACAAAAATAGTAAACAACCTATTCATGAATATACTTTACTTAGTATTATACTTCCATATAATTCATTGTATTTATTACCAAATAATATTAGAAAATTTGTAATAAATAATTTCAATTATAAAGATAATTATGATATTGTTTATGCGTTTTTTAGATATATATGGGAAGGACATATTATATTTGATGATATTGGTATCGATATTGATAATCTTAATTATCAAATTATTAATTTATTAAACTAGAAAACAGTTTTGTTATATCTTCTATTTTTGAACCTATAACACATTCGTCACATATCATAATATTCATATCATTTGGATCTCTACCACATTTATATTTTAATATTGCCGGAATTCCATTTAACTGTTTCTTTTTTTTCAATATTCCAAATACCTCTATCGTTTCATCTACATCTATTTCTACAAATATTACCTTTTCTTTTAATTTATTTTTATATTCATTTATATACGGTTTTATTTTTGAACATGGACCACACCACACAGCTGTTAAATATAATATTACCGTATATGTTCCATCATAATTTGATAATAAATTTACTATTTCATTTAAATTCAAATTAGAATGAATATTACTCATCTATTATAATTGATATTATATATTTAATATGAAATAATATATATATTATATAATATAATATATAATATGGATAATAAATGGGGATCTATTTATTGGGTATTTTTGCATAATTTTTGCAATAAAATTAATGATGATTTGTTTATTAATAATAAACAAATGGTAATACATACTATTAAATTAATATGTACATCTTTACCATGTCATACATGCTCACAACATGCTAAAATTAGTTTAGAAAAATATAATTATAATAATATTAATAATAAAGAAGATTTGAAAAAATTTTTATTTAATTTTCATAATCATATAAATCATAGGTTAAACTATAGCATACATGATATATCTATATTAGATAGATATGACGATTGTAATTTTAATGTATCATATAATAATTATATAAATATTACAAATAAATATAATAACACGGCTATTATTCCAAGACTTATGTTACATAAATTTCATAATAATAATAATTTTAATATTATCAAAATTAATATAAAAAAAATTTTTTATAATTAATATAAAAATAATTTTATATATATTTTAATGTCTAATACTAATAATGAATTAATTAATATAATTAAGGAATATATTAATAGTTGTTCTGAAATTCTTAAAATAAATACTGTTCTTAAAAAACATAAAGAAAAAAAAAAGATTTTAACAGATAAATTAATAAAATTAATGGAAAAATCTGATACAGATTGTTTGGATACTAATAATCAACAAATTATATATAAAATAAATAAAGTCAAACAACCTATTAATACTAAATATTTGAATAAAATTTTATCTGAATATTTTGAAAATACAGCTGATATTGACATTAATCACTTAAATTCTTATATTAATGAAAACAGATCTATTACACAAAAACCTGTATTATTATTAAAATACAAATAAATTTTTTATTTTATTATATAAATAATGTTTAGTCCATTTATGAAAAACATTTTATTTTTTTTAGGAATAACTATTGTTATATCAATAGCCACTCTAGCTATTGGTAAATTTTTAGCAATACCTATTTTTTTTTATATACATTATATTTTATGGTTATTGGCTTTATTTGTATTTTTTGTTTTATTGGGTGATTTTAAAATAAATAAATTTTTAGCTAATACTAAAGATAACCAATCAGCATTAAAATGAATACTTAATATGTATTTTTATATTTATTTATCCTATTATATACAATACTTATAATATCAGTAATTCTAATGATATTATATTTATTTATTACTTGCTAGATATTTATTATTACTTTTATTAGTGTAATTATTATTATGTTATTCACCTTATTTTTCCAATTATTGTTTTCATAATTTACTATTCTGGTAAAATATTTAGACATACTAATTATATTTTAATTCATATTTTACACCACTATACATTTATATTTATTGGATATTGATGGATAGTTTTTACATAATGATTATTATAAGTTTATTGTAATAATTTTGCTACTACATTATATTCACAGCTTTATGTAGCTATTTATATTATTTATATTATTTATATTATTTATATTATAAGTACCTATCGCATTATTATTTATGATTTATTTGTTACCATTATTTAAATTAAATGATTGTTTATTTGTTTTATATTACCATAAACCATATTGCTACTTTTGAGTTAGCCATTATTAGTCGTTTTTATTAAGGGATTAATATAAAGTCATTTATATTATTTTTATTATGAATTATGATTTCAAAAAATATTTGTTTAAAATGTAAACCCCCAAAAGTGGGTAAAAATGCCACTTTTATTAGCCATTATTAGCCAAAAAGTGGCATTTACGTTTTTTCCAAATTCAAAAAATCTTAAAAATATTTTTTTTACATTTTTTTAAGATTTATTTTTGTTATAGTATATCATAATAAAAAACCAAATTTATAAAAAATAAAAAAAAAATTTAATTTTCAAAAGTATTTTTCAGAATCTAAAATTGGACATTTATAAATGTCCAAAATCAAAAACTTTGAGAATCTTTTTTTAAACTTTTTTTTTCACTTTTTTAAGATATATTATTTAGTTATCTATTATGGTAATAAAAATAAAAAGTATAAAAATACGAGTTTTATATATATAAAAATTAGAATTCTACTATATTGTACAACTTTATAGTAATATGAATTCTAGTACTAATAATTATATATGTTGTTTGTTATTATTTATATTAACTAAGATAATATACATATACTTTTTTGTACAAAGTAAAATTAGTAAAAATTAGTAAAATTAGTCTAAATATTAGTCTTTTTAATTATGCTATTAATTAGTTATTATAATAAATATTATATACATTGGTAATGCTAATAATATTGTTATGATGTTTTATTATTATAAAGTAGGTGTTAAAAGTGGTAAAATTAGTAAAAGTGGTAAAATATTATATTTTCAAAATAATATATATCGTAATAATAATATATATATATATATATTATTCAATTCATTATGATATAATTAATTAACCCACTTTGTGGGTATTTTTTCACGTATTATATTACCTGTTTTTTAAATTTTAAGACTTATTTTATATATTTGATACCATAATGCATATTGCCACTTTTTGCGTTAGTCTTAGTTAGTCGTTTATAATATGGTAACAATATATTTGAAAGATTACAATATTATAAATGATTTATGATAATAAATAAATGATTTATAATATATAGGTTAAAAAGTGGCATTTTTGTTAGTCGTTTGTTAGTCTAAAATTTTAATGTCCATTTTTGAAAATTTGAAAAATAAAAAATCAGGTTTTTTGCGCAAAAATTTGTATTACCATAATACATAATAAAATAGATATTCTTAAAAAAATAAAAAAAAAATTTAATTTTCAAAAGTATTTTCCAGAATCTAAAATCGGACATTTATAAATGTCCAAAACCAAATAATTTGAGAATCTTTTTTTAAACTTTTTTTTTCACTTTTTTTTATATATATATATTAATATCTATTATGGTAATAGAAATAAAAAGGGTAAAAATCAGGTATTTTAAGTTTCTTTAAGTTCATTATTAAAATATCTCTTATTTATAAATTTGTACAAATAAAGCAATCAAGTGTATTGTATAAATATTTAATAATATATTCATAAAATTTTTTATAACGATTTTAATTAAGACGTCTATTTCAAAATAATAATGCTAATAATAAATTTTATAATATTTTTTATAAATTTATTATTAAAAGTATGTACAAAATTTATTATTATAGCTTGCAAATTTATAAAATTATTAATAAGTTCCTTGATGTAACTTTAGGAGGGCAGAGGTGGCAGCGGCGGCTGCGTCACTCCTCGCGCTTCTTTGTTTTTTTGATTTGTTACTATTTCTTAATTTTCTTAATTTTTTTCGTTTTTTTGTTAGATTGCCTACGCTAGAATTAGACACAGGATATATTCTATATCTAGATAAAGTGGTATTGCTATTTCTTATTTTTAATAAAATTTCTTCCTTTTCATTTTCTCTCTCTTTCATTTGTAATAAAATCTCTGCTGCACTTGATGGATTTAAATAATGATTTACATAGTCTTTTAAATTACGAAAACAGTTTTCATTTAAATTTTTAACAATATCTTCTCTATTTATTATATCCCATTTTGGTCTTATTTTTATAGATTTTAAAATACCCATAAATCTTTCTTTACAATTATTAATACGTTTATTTCGGTCTTCAAGAACAGGTAATTTTTTAATATGTTCTCCGAATATTCCATCTAGTCTGCCTATATTGTTATATATAGTCCAAATATCAAGATTGCTTTTTATAGTATTACATTTCTTATGAATAAAATGTAAATTATTTATTACAGTGTCTGGATCAACAGTTATTAACATTGTTATAATAGGTATTACATGATCACATGCTTTATCAAGTGAAGTTGCTGTTATTGGTTCACCACAGCAAAAGCAGATGTTATTTTTTTGTAAATTTTTTCTGCAATTAGTTTTTATGTCAGCATATATACCACGTTCTTTTATACCCGTTTTATCATCGCTCTTAAGACTTTCTTTTTTCAATATTTCGGTAAAATCTTGCATTATTCCTCTTGCATAAGATAAAGTAAAATCTTTTTCAAATAAATAGGTGCTTATGTCAGTTAGTGTTAATTGTTCTTTTTTGGGTTTATCTATGTCTATCCATGAGTTAGCTAATTCTTCGACAAAATTTTTTTTTTCATTATCATCACCAATACCAGTATCACTATATTTGCGTTTCTTTTTAGTTTTATCAGCTTGATTTTTAGATTGAAAATTAGTGGATCTAAAAAATTTTGTATGGGGTGGATTAGACCGAAGGTTTGGCATTTATTATTAAAATATTATATATAATATCAATATAATAATAATATTATTATTATTATTATTATTAAGCATCTGATATATTTTTTTCTAAATATATATTTGGACATATTTTTTTAATTATTTTATTATCTATATTATCTAGTGGTTTACCAATTGTCGTAATCGCTTTTGCATAAAATTCTTGTTTATTTTCATTTTCCATAAAATCAGGGTTTACTTTTGCCCAATGACATACGGCATTGTAATTTTTATTTGAAGTTTTTTTTATTGCTTCTTTTATTCTAGATTTATCTTCATCTTTTTCCCAAACATCATTATCTTTTATATATAATGTTTCTCGTTTAACATCAGTACAATGAACTGGTCTCTCAGTAAGACTTAATTTACTCATGTTTTCTATGATAACATTACTTAATCCTTTTTCTAATCCATTATTTTTAGTAAAATCTAATTGTTTTAATGAAACGGTAATTGATTTGATAAAATCACTCATATTGATAGCATCTTTACACTGTTCGTTCAAAAAAACATTTATATTTAGTTTTTGATTATTATTTATAGTAGTGCTTCCTAATTTAGGTAACACTTCGTTAATTTGCTTAGATTGAATAGATAAAGCTTCTTGTTGTTTATATAATATTTCAGTCATTTCTTTATGCTGTGTAACTAAAGTAAAAATCATTTGTTTTAATTCAGATTCAGTGCTTTTATTTTCATTACAAACTATTTTATCAAGTTTATTAATATTATTGTTATAGTTATTATTATTATTATTGTTATAATTGTTATTGTTATTGTTATCATTATTGTTATCATTATTGTTATTGTTATCATTATTATTATTGTTATTGTTATTGTTATTGTTATTGTAATCAGCAATTATAAAATGACAAGATTTTTTGTGTTTACATAAAGAAGAATTATGTTTATAACTTTTACCGCAACTACAAGTAAATAAATTATTATTAATGTAATAATTATCATTATTTTTATTTTTATTATTTTTATTTTTATTACTATTATTACTATTATTATTTTTATTTTTGATATTAATAATGTTATTGGAAGAATAAATATTAGTATTTTTTTGAAAATTAGTAGAACTATCAAGATTAGATTTTGTTAAATGTTTATTGGTTTGTAAATGTTTATTAAAATGATCTTTTTTATTAGTAGAATAATCACAACAAGAACAAAATTGTAAATTTTCTATATTATTAATATTATTAATATTATTCATATTATATTAATAATATATAACAAATATTTTTTAAATACATATTGATAAATAAAAAATACAAAAATCATTGTTTTAAAGTAATAGATAAATATTTTCCAATATTAGTTTTAGATTCTAATACTTGTTTTTCATTTAAATATACTAACCAATTAAATGCAGTCCGTTTTAATAGCTCATCTTTTGGAATGTATAAACAAAAAATATTTTTATCAAAATTTAATTCAGAATATCCACATAATTCATCAATAGTAACTATTTTGTTATTAGCAAATCTAGTACCAATAAATTTTCCATCAACAATATTAATAATATTGTTAGTTACCATAGTATTTAATATATTTTGAATAATACCAATAAATTCGTTTTCTTTAGTATTGTCAATATTAATTATTTTAGTTATTTCAGTATATAATTTATTAATTTCTTTATTACCTTTTTTACAAGTAATAAATTTCAAGTTAGGAGCAAATTCAAGCTGTGTACCATATTTGTTATTAGATTTAAATTCACCAATACATAATTTATTTTGTTTGCAAGAATTATTATATATACTTATCAAATCTTTAAATACAATGAATGAATTATCTAAATACAATCCACCGTATTTATATAATAATTTACAAATTGCGACGTGTCTTGTATTGTTTTTGTGTGTTTCGCTTAAATTATCTAAATTGATATACCAATTATCTAATAATTTACTAAAACAGGTATCATCGATTAAACATATTGTAAAACTTTTTCCACAAGTATTAATAATACTTTGTATTGTTAAATACAAATAATCTTGATTTAAATCGGTACTATTTCTAGAACCAAAATTTTTCCATTTTCTTGAATTAATAGTATAATCCATGTGTATCCATAAAATAGGTTTATTATTAGTTTCTAAATCTCTAATATAATTATCATCTTTTTCATTTAATAAATAATCAGCAATTAATTTTAAATCATCTGATTTTTCATTAAAATCAATATTTAATTTTAGTTTATTATATATATAACCAACACCTATAAATAATAAAATTGATATTATCAATTTATTGTAATTCATTATATATAATAAATTAATAAATTAATATATTAATTTTTTATTAAATTTAAATTAGCTAACCATAATTTGTTTATTTTTTCTGATTCTTCTTGTTGTGTATATAATCTATATGCTCTTTTATTAGATAAATTAGTTTCTTTATCTGAAATATTGTCAAAATATTTAGAACTTTCTTTTTCATTCAATGGTTTTATTTGATCATTTTTTCTTTCTAATTTTAACGCGTCTAATGAAGTGATATTTTTTTTATTAATATAATTCAAATCAACCGGAATGATGCTTTCTTCATGTGCTTTTTTTAAATCTTCATATTTAAATTTACTAAATAAATCACAACCATAATCATCTGGTTTTGAATTAGTTAAATCACAAAAGTTATTATTATTGTATTCATTTATGTTATTATTATTATTAGATATAATTCTATTTTTACTATTTTCTATATAATTATGCATGTCATTTATATTTTTGATATTTTCATTAGATACATTATTTTCTTTAATCCAATTTCCATAACCAGAATCAAACCAGTCATTATTCAATTTATTTTTTTCAAAAAAATTATTAAATAATTCATTAAATTTGTCTTTGTTATTTAAATCACTAATTTTATCTATTATTTTTTTATCAACTATATTAGATTCATCCAAATACGATGTATTTTCATAACCGGGACTACTATATTTTTTTTCTCTAAATTTATAACATGATAATAATATATTGAATGCATTAGTAAATAATATAAATAAATTTTTATCACCACTTTTATCGGGATGAGTAACAACAACTTTTTTTTTACATTGTTTTAAATCATCTAACGTATAATTATAATCAATTTGAAATAAATTTAAAATATCATCATAATTATAATTTTCAATATTCAAATCTAATTCAATATTCAAATCTAAATTATCCATATAAAAATATATATATAAGTAAATATTATTAGAATACTTATTGTACATATTATTTATTTTTTTATATATTTTTCATTATCTGTATCCCGTATTTCTAAATACAATGAATGATATGTTTCTTTATAATTTAACTTTTTTATATTATTAAAATGATTATGCTGTAAAAATAATTTTTAATTTTTCTTTATTTTCATCTGATATTGTTTTTGGATAAATAATGTTATATTTAATTATTAAATTTCCAATATAATTACATCTATTAAAGCCTAAATTTTTTAATACTTGATTTTCATTATTTTTTATAATATTTTTTGTATTGTTAATTTTATATTTGTTGTTATTTAAATGTTCTAATTCAAAAACAAAGCCAGTAAGTGATTCTAATAATGATATATCTTTATAATAATAAATATCCAATCCATTTCTTTTGAAAATATTATGATTTAACAATATTATATTTATTTTTATATCATATTGTTTATTGTTTATTATATTACCTTTGTTTTCAATAATAATTATTTCATTATTATCAATACCGCATGGTAACGGTACATAAATATTTTCTTTTTCATTACTTACAATACCATTTTTACATATAATACGTGCTATTTCTATAGGTATTGAACAACCACAAAAAGATTGTTCAAATGTAATTTCAATTGACATAACAATAATTTCTTCAAATATATTGTTTTTATAATAAAAAAAATTATCATGTATATCATTGTTATGTTTTGAAATAATATTATTGTTATCATTATTATTATCATTATCATTATTATTATCATTATCATTGCTATAGTTATTTTTATTGTTATTGTTAGGTTTATTGTTATTGTTAGGTTTATTGTTAGGTTTATTATTATTATTATTATTATTATTATTATTATTATTATTATCAATGGAAATATTATCAATATTTTCCATTAATATTTTATAAGCATCATTAATGTCATTATATTTAGATAAACTAATAGTTGAATCGCTAGAATTATATTTTAAACACCAACTTTTGAAAGCCTTTTTGATAATATTAATATCATTGGTATGTGAAATTTGTAAAACACTAAAATATTTTTCAAAATTCATTTTATTATATTAGTTATCTTATTAATTTTTAATAATAAATTAAACAATTAAATATAAAAAATAATAAAAATAAAATTTTAAAACTATTATTTATAAAAGTTATGTTATACAATAAAACATGTATAAATATTTTTAAACCAACAGAATTTGAAGATTTTAATATATCAAAATCAGATTTAAAAATATTAAAAATTTTTATAGAAAATAATAATTTAAATTTTATCATAAATGGAGATACAAGCGCTGGGAAGACAAGTTTAATAAATGTTATAATAAACAAATACTATAATTTAGATAATTATACAGAAAAAGATAAAAAAAATATAATGGATAATAATATTTTAACAATAAATATATTAAAAGATCAGGGAATTCAATATTATAGAAATGATGTGAAAAATTTTTGTAATTCTTGTTCAATAATAAAAGATAAAAAGAAAATATTAGTAATAGATTCAATAGATAATATAAATGAACAGAATCAATATGTATTTAAAAATTATATAGAAAAATATAGTAATGTAAATTACATAATATCATGTAATGATATTAATAAAATATACGAATCATTATTACATAAATTAGAAATAATTAAATTAAAACCAACAAATTATGATTTTTTATACAATTTATTTTTAAAAATAAATAAAAATATGAAAATAGATTTACATAAAAATGAATATGAATATTTAATACGTATTTCAGAAAATTCAATACCATGTTTAATTAATAACATGGAAAAAATAAATTTATTAAATATAAAAAATAAAGAAAATAAAATGGAAATAATAAAAAATTGTTCATCTATAATATTAGAAAATAATTTCAAAATTTATATAAATTTATGTATAAATAATAAAGTAAAAGAAGCATATGAATGTATAAAAGATATATATGATGACAAATATTCTGTAATAGATATATTAGATAATTTGATAAGTTATATAAAATTAAGCCACAATTTAGATAAAGAAACAAAATATAAATTGTTACAAATTTTGATAAAACATATAGATATATTTTATAATCATAATGAAGACAGTATAGAATTATTATTTATTACGAAAAACATAATAGATATTTTTGAAAAATCAGATATATAATATAAATATATGTTGAATAAAAAAAATTATATTTATATTATAACAATATTATAAATGAATAATAAAAATATAGAACATGATATATGTTTTAACATAACATCGAAAAAAAGTAATATTATAAAAAACGATATGTCTATAAATGTTTTGTTTGATTTTTTAGATATATTCTCGCCAATAGTAAATAATAATTATGTATTCAATAAAGAAATATACAAAAAATATATATATAATGATAAAATTGATGGTTTTTGTAAATTATTAAAAAAATATTATAAAAGATCAAAATTTCCTTATTTAGAAAGAGAAATGAGTTTTATAAAATTTGTAACCATATTAAGACAATTATGTAATCATTTAAATATTGAATATAAAACAAATACAAAATATGATAAAAATACATACAATATTATATATTATATAAAACAATTATGATATTTGTTTAGATTTAATTGATGATTTTGTAAGATAAATAGAATTTTCGGTACATATAATATAAGTATTATCTATTTTAAATATTTTTATAATTGGACTTGTATATTCTTCTGCGTTTTTAACTAAAATTTTTTCATTTGTATTATTTATAGTATCTTGTTTAACACCTATTAATATTTCATCACCATTGTCAGGTGTAACCCAATAATCTAACATAATTGGTTTATCTTGTTCAACAGATAACTTAAAAACATGTGGCCAAACATTAGAAGAAGGACTTAAATCATTATTAGAAGCCATTTCGTATATACACTCTTAATATAAATTTTTAAATTATTTTAACGCAAAATATATATTTATATTTATATATATATATATAAATGTCGATTTTAAATTATTATAAAAATTATTCTAAAATATTATTAAACTATACATTATTTTTTATATTCAATTTGAAAATATATAATAATAAAAATTATGTGATAAATTTATACATTAAAGGTTTGAATATGATAAAAATTATATATTTTTCGAATTTAAATAAATATAAATCAATTGTAGAACTTTATAATGTATGTGATAAATCATATATATATTATATAGAATTTATAAATCAAATTTTGAATAATAATTTAAATACAGAAAGTTTGAATGATAATAATTTATCATTAAATGATGCTGTATTTTTTTGTTACAAAAAATTATTAAATAATCAGTTCAATAATAATGATAATAATGATAATAATGATAATAATGATAATAATGATAATAATAATAATAATAATAATAATAATGATAATGATAATAATGATAAAAAAAAAAATATAGATAAAATATTAAATATTGATAAAATATTAAATATATTAAATAATTGTTACAGTATATTATATATTGATAAAATATATGATTATATAATTATAAATAGAAAATATATTGATTTAAACATGATAAATAATATAGATCTAAATAAATTAATAAATGAACATTTTAATAATCATAATAAATTAATAATTAATTCAATAATTAAAAATAAAAAAAATTTAACATGTAATAATAAAATAGAAACTATAAATAATTATTTATTTACCAAATCAAATACAAATACAAATACAAATAATTATAAAAACCATAATAATTCACTAGATAATTATTGTGATATAACTGAATTAAATAATAAAACGATCAATTTGAATAATGAAATCATTAAATCAATAAAAGAAATAAACAATGATACTAATAAATTATGAAACATAAATAATTCTCTTAATTTTTTTTGATTTTATTATTATAATTATAATAATAAATTATGAAACAGAAATAATTCTCTTAATTTTTTTTTTTTTTTTGATTTTATTATTATAATTATAATAATTATCTAAATATTTTTCAACAATATTAGCTTGTTCAATATATAAAAGATTTTTAATAAATTCATAAATATAACAAATAATACAATCATCGCCTTTACCAACAATTAATATACTACCGGTTCTAAATATCATGAATGAAATTTTTATAAATTTGTCAGTTTTATTGTCAATATAACCTAATTGTTTATCAGAATTCAAATTATAATGAAATTCACATTGAATACCAGGATATGAGCAAGGATCAAAACACGAATTAATATTATATTTATGTCGAAGTATATTAAATAATTTGTCTCTATTGATACAAAATTTGCAATAGAAATTTGAATTAATTAAAACGGTTTCAACATGTCTAGGATTAAATGCAATATTATTATTATCATTAGTATTATCAAGACATGGTTTGAATAATGTTATGAATTTATTCATTATAAAAACAAAATAGTTATCACATGGAACACCTGGAACTTCAAATTTACCAGTATTGAATATTTTAATATGAATTTCTTTGTATTTATTATCATGAAATAATCTAAGAGTTAAAACGAAACAATTATAAAAAGCGCTTTTACTAGATTTTTTTTTAGTATTTAGTAAATCTTTTTTCGATAAACCAATTGTAACAACTTTAATATTTTTAAATTTAATTCTACCATTGGGATTATCGATATCTATTAATTGTTTAGAAATATAATAATTATATTTTTTCAATTTATTATTACACTCATCTACTTCTTCTTTATTATAAAAAGACATTTTAATTTGTTTTTTTACAAAACCTTCATTTAATTCGTGATAATTCAATAAATTTATTTTCCAAAATATATCATATATATTTATTTCTTGATCTAAATAACCTATTTTTGTTTTTGTAGATATGTAAATATCAGAAAATAAATCATTTTTAGATAAGTTATTATCTTTCTCAAGATAATTACTTTCAATATTTTTGTCATTTTTTATATCATTATTATCATTATTATCATTATTAATATTATCATCATCGTTATCATTATCATTATAGTTATCACATGTGTTATTATTATTATTACACGTAATCCCGTCATTATTATCATTATCGATATTTAAATATTTTAACCAATCAGAATCTATTTTATCATCATTACACTTAGATTCATTATTATTATTATTAATAATCATAAAAGTTTAAAGATAATATATATTTAATTAAAATATATCAATTATTATTTATATAATTTTTATTTATATAATTTTTATTTAATTTTTATTTAATTTTTATTTAATTTTTATTTTTATATTATTAATATTTAATAATAATGAACACACAAGTGGAAGTTGTAGATAGTGTAATGAATAATACTGATACAATATCTAATAATAATGATACAATATCTAATAATAATGATACAATATCTAATAATTATGATTTTTATAATTTTTTGAATAAGAATGATATATATATTACTATTATTAGTGTAAAAAATAAAAATATTAATAATAATAATGATAATGATAATAATGATAATGATAACAAAGATAAAAATAATGATGAGGGAGATAATTTAAATAGTATATTTTTAAATGAAAATAGATTAAACAATAATACATGTCACATATACAATCCAAAAAAAAATACCAATAATATATGGTTGAATAGATTATCAAATAGAATAAACCATTTTTTAATATAAATTATTTAAATACATTAAAATAACAAAATAACAAAATGATTTCAATTCAATGTATTTAAATGATTATTATATATCATGCAATATACGTATGTAATTAATATAGTATTCTTGTTTTCAGTTTCATGAAAAAATAACTGAATATTATTAACAATATTAGTATAATCAATAATATTATTATTAATTAAATATATTAAATAATTTTTTAATAAATTTTTGACAGTAATTTCATAATTATTTGAGATATAATAAATTTTATCTATATATTTAGTAATATTATTATTATTATTATTATTAATATTTATATCATATAAAACATTTAAAGTTTTGTTATTCAATAACATAAATTTTTTATTATAATTTATTTGTAAATAATTAATCATGCTTCTAATATCACTGTCAAAAAAATCAGAAATAGATTTTAATTGATATTTAGTTACATTTATATTTTCTTTTTTTCTGATAATATTTAGTAAATCTAAAATATTTTTTTGTGGAATATTATTAAATCTTATTTTTAAAAATTCATTTTTTAAACAATTTTCTATTTTACTTATATAATTGCATATCAAACAATATTTTACATTTGAACATGAATTTTGAATCAATACTTTTAAAGCATATTGCGCAGGTTTTGTCATACAATCAACTTCGTCTAATATTATAAATTTGATACCTTGACAAAATAAATTATTTGTTTTTACAAATATATTAATATTATTACGAATAATTTCAATACCTCTATCATCGGACGCATTTAAATGTAGTATTAACGATTTACTTACTTGATTATATTTCGTTTGATATAAATTAATAAGATTAATAATTGTAGTAGTTTTTCCGGTTCCAGGTGGACCATAAAACAATAAATTAGGAAAAATATTATAGTTTATCATGTTATTAAATATAGTTTTATTTGATTCATTTAATATTATATTGTTAAAGTCATTAGGTCTATATTTTTCAACCCATGGTATATTATTATTATTCATAACACATTATATTTAATTTAATATATTTTATTAATTTTAAATCAAAAATTGATATTATATATATAATATCTAATAATTAATTTATATAATATAATCAAAATCATTTAAGTAAATGTTGAACACTTCCTTATCTATTATTATTGGCCCAATGTATAGTGGTAAAACATCAAAATTATTTGAAATTTATAATTATAACAATAAAAATAACTATCACGAAAAACAATTGATAATTGATCATACGTTTATTAAAGATAACTTGTTACAAATAACAAATTTGTATAATCATGATAAAAAATATTTATCATGTATAAAATTAAATAGTAGATTATTAAAAAATTTTAATTATATTAATTACAAACATGTACATATAAATGAATGCCAATTTTTTCCAAATTTAAAAGAAATAATATTATATTTATTAGAAAAATATAATATTCATATTTACTGTTACGGATTAGATAGTGATTATAAAAAAGAAAAATTTGGAGAAATACTAGATTTGATACCCCATTGTGATAAAGTAATCAAATTATCAGGTAGATGTAATAATCCAAAATATATTTGTTGTAATAAATCGGTTTTCACTCATAGAATAGACAAAAAAATGTCCCAAAAAATTTTATTAACAAATTCAACCGATAATAATTATATAAGTCTTTGTAGAACATGTTATTCTATTTTCAACAAATAATTAATTTGTTTTTAAATATGTTTATAATATATATATTTTTTAATATATATTTTAAATTAACTTAAATTTTATTGATATATTATTTAATAATACATATCATGGATATTTCAGCAGATTCTGTTCCTAAAAAAAAAAAGGGTAGAAAACCTAAAAATTATTACCTTAATTTATTACAAGATTCATCTGGTACACCTTTGGTAAGCAATACCAAAGATATTAATGTAGATAGTTCTGGTGTTAAAATCCCGAAAAAAAGAGGCCGTAAACCAAAAGGAGGGAAATTAATAAATATAAAGAGTATTTATACAACTGATAATGTGTCACAAAATGTTATATTACATTTAAATTGTAAAAAAAATGATTTAAATTATTCATACAAATATGATCCATATATAAAAAGTATAGAAAATTATGATTTTAATAAAGTCAATTTTTCTTCAATATTTATTGATTCGTCCAATAATACGATTGACTCATTGAATAATAAATTTAAAATAGATAATAACGATAACATTGACAATAATAATAACGATAACATTGATAATAACAATAACGATAACATTGATAATAACAATAACGATAACAACAATAATAATAATAGTATAACAAGTGATTTAATTTTTAATAACAATAACAATACCAATAACAACAACAATAACAACAACAATAACAATAACAACAACAATACCAATAACAACAACAATAACAACAACAATAACAATAACAATAACAACAACAATAACAATAACAATAACAACAACAATAACAATAACAATACCAATAACAATAACAATATAACAACTGATTTATTTTTCAATAATAACAATAATAACAATAATAATAATAATAATAATAATAATAATAATAACAATAACAATAACAATAATAATAACAATAATGATGATAATAAAAATAATAATACAAAAGATAATAAGAATTTGTATAAAAAAATAACAATATTAGAACATAATTTAAATAAAGGTGTATCTAAAAAAGGCGCCTGTTTTTGGTGCACATGCGACTTTAACAACGAATCAATATTTATACCAAAAAATTGTATAAATGATACATATTATGTTTATGGAATTTTTTGCTCACCAGCATGTGCGTGTGGTTATTTATTTAATGAAAATATAGATACTAGTTGTAAATTTGAAAGATATTTTTTATTAAATAATTTATACTCTAACAATGATAGTTTAAATAAAAATATAGTACCTGCGCCAGAGCCATATTATATTTTAGATAAATTTAGCGGAAATCTTTCTATTGACGAATACAGAAAACTGAATGATAATAATAAATATATATTGCTAATAAAAAAACCGATATCCAAAGTCTTGCCAGAATTATTTGAAGATAATTATGAATTTAAAACAACTAATAAATATTTATTTAATAATTAAAAAAAAAAATTGTTATTATAATTATTTTAAACTACTTAAAACATATTATATAATATTTATTAATGTCCAACCCTAATAATATTGATAAAGTTTTTACAAAAATTACTAATAATATTACGAATTCATTAAATGATAATTTGGGCGTAATTAAACATTATTTAAATAATCATAATGATAAAATAGAAATTTTAAATTCTATTTTATTAAATATGCCAGAATATAAAGAATTGAATAAAAAATATAAAGGATTAATTATCAAAACATTTATTATGCATTATTATTACACGAAAAAAAATAATGTTAACAATATTGATACTTATAAAAAAGTAAATTTATATAATAACAAAAATATTGAAAATTCTGATAATAATTATTCATGTATTATTAAAAAACCAGACAAATCAAGACAAAATTATAATGAAGAAAAAAAACAACATAATAAAAAAGTAGAAGAAGAAGTAACGGAAGAGGAAGAGGAAGAGGAAGAAGAAGAAGAAGAAGAGGAAGAAGAAGAAGAGGAAGAGGAAGAGGAAGAGGAAGAGGAAGAGGAAGAACAAGAACAAGAACAA